AGATGCCAAAACATATGTAAAACTTAAACATAAACCTGTTAGAATTAAGAGCTTACTATTTCATACCGGCACAGGTGTTAATAAAGGATATTGGGACAGACAAGAACGCAAAAGATTTAATTTAGACGAAAATATTGCAAGCACTGACGCAAATAAAGGATTTTATTATAGAAATCGATATGGTCGTCACGCTGATCTACTTATCTCTACTGGTGATTATCCTACCCGTGGGTTTAACGATAATACTAATTGGACTACTATTCGAAACGAATTTAACTTTTACCCACCAGTTAAACTTTCTGATCATCCGGGCAACATAGAATCAGGTGGCACTGTTTTTAGTTCTGATCCTGACATATTTGTAGGACATAATAAGAACCCTATGAGTGATGCAAGATTAAATTCCAAATATAAGGGGATGTGTGTTTTATTAACTTATTCATATCTGGAAAGGTATGATCCTGATTATGTTCCCTCAAAAACACCTGCAAAAAATAACACTCCGGTGCCAGTCTCAACGCTGGACTACCCAACCCCGCCAACCGCACAACCCACAGTGGCAACGGTAAAGCCGCCTCCAACCAAAGCCGTACCGGAGCCAGCAAAACCACCGCCTGCGCCGAAGAAGACACCCCCGGAAGAGATAGCAAAGATTAAATCAGCATCAGATCGAAAATCAACCACCACACTGGCAGACTTACAAAAAATTGCTGACGCAAAATACAGTAGTTATAAGGTTGAGGTTCAAAGCCTGGGGGACCACGACAGCGGGTTGAAACAAGTTCAGGTCACGATGGCCAGTATCACTAAGATGGGCTTCATGATCGTTAATAACGCCCTTGTGAAAGCGAAAGTAGGTTATGCAGCACTTGGCCCATCACCAGAGCAAGCTTTTGAAGGTGCTGTGGCAAAGATGTTGAAGGCGGCGAAAAAGTGAAGACATAAATACAAACATACATAAAGGAGTTATATTATGGGAAAGAAGAAATCAGGAGAAACAGAAACATCTAAGGGTGAACGCCGTAGCGTTAGCAAGTCCGTTACTAAGGCACTCCGTAGAGATTACATTGAGTTTAATTATGTTGATAGAATAAATAATCAGACTGAAGCATTTAGAAGGGGTAAGAATGTCGTGGTAACTATTCCTAACCCAAATCCAAATGAAACCAACAAACGATTCATTCGTGTTAATGCAAAAGATGTTTGGAAGTCGAATAATACTTATATGATGAAACAAAACACAGCAGAGAGTGTATAAATATAATAAAAAGGAATACTTATGTCAAAGACCGCATACACTGATGGTACATTTCAGGGGGAAGAACGTGCAGCTCAAGTGTATTCTGATATTGATTTATTCTTTGGTCCTAAAATTGGATCAAAGGATATCACTAAAGTTACTGACGCCGTTGCAGTCAAGAGGTCTGTAAGAAATCTTGTACTAACCAACTTCTACGAAAAACCTTTTCACCCAGAGATTGGTTCTGGTGTCAGAGATATTTTGTTTGAACCTATGACGCCGATCACGGCATATGTTCTAACTATGAAGATCGAAGATGTGATTGAGAACTTTGAACCAAGGGCTAGACTCATGGGAGTTCGAGCTCAACCTAATCTTGACAACAACGCATATGAAGTATCCATTGAGTTTTATGTTGTTAATGCACCCACAGAACTTGTCAGTATGGAAGTTCTATTAGAGAGATTACGATAATGGCAGCGACTAGAAAAAGACTCACTGTAACAGAATTTGATTTTGATGAGGTTAAAGATAATCTAAAAGTCTTTATGCGAAATCAGACAGAGTTCAAGGACTATGACTTCGAAGGTTCTGGCCTTAGTGCTCTCCTAGATGTTCTTGCATACAACACTCACTATCTTGGTTTCAATGCGAACATGCTTGCAAACGAAATGTTTCTTGATTCCTCACAGTTGAGGTCGAGTGTGGTTTCACATGCAAAGACTTTGGGATACACCACTCGTTCTGCTACAGCTGCAAAAGCAACTATTAATGTTTTTCTGAATACGTCCAACACCAGTGCAACTATGCCTGCGGGTACAGTCTTCACCGCTAGTGTGGGCGATACATCTTATCAGTTCGTAACTATACAGGATACTACCGCATTTCTTCAGGGTGCGAGTATTGCATTTGATGACACAGTTATATATGAAGGCAGTTATGTTTCATCTAGATACACTGCTGACACTCAGAATGTTGAACAGAGATTTCTTATTAATGATAATAGGGCAGATACAACAACTCTCACAGTTACGGTACAAAACTCTTTATCAGATTCTACACTAACAACCTATACTCTAGCAACAGATATTTCTGGACTAACCTCTACCTCAAATGTTTATTTCCTACAAGAAGTTGAGGATGGTAAGTATGAAATATATTTCGGTGATGGTATTCTAGGTAGTGCGTTAGAGGATGGCAATATTATCATAATGAATTATGTTGTTACCAACAAAGGTGCTGCAAATAGTGCCGCAGGCTTTACTAGTTCATCTGCAATTGATACTGTTAACAGTGTCAATGTTAGAACAGTGTCTCCGGCGGCCGGTGGTGCAGAACCAGAATCTATTGAGTCTATAAAATATAACGCACCCCTAGACTATGCGTCACAGGGTCGATGTGTTACAACAGAAGATTATAAAACTTATATTAGACAACTCTTTGCAAATACTCAAGCGGTTTCTGTTTGGGGTGGAGAGGATGGTTCATTTAATAGCGTTACTGGTATATCAGATATTGCAGAGTATGGTAAGATATTCATTAGTGTGAAATCAATAACCGGATTGAATCTGAATGAGATTCAGAAAGCACAGTTGGTTACAGGGTTGGCTCCATATACCGTTGCTTCACTAACTCCAGTAATCGTAGACCCAGAAATTTTAAATCTGATTATGAGTGTCAATTTTAAATTTGATAGCAATGCAACGGCAAAAAATAAAGAATCACTACAGTCAATTGTATCCAGTACTATCACAAATTACAACAACAATTATCTGAAAGTATTCAACTCTGTTTTTAGACACTCACAATTTACTGCTTTAATTGATGCTAGTGATACTTCTATATTAAATAATATTACTACAGTAGTTCTTTCCTTACTTCATACACCAAGTACGTCGGGTTCACTTTCCTTTACCGTCAATTTTGCAAACCAATTATACCACCCACACTCTGGCCATAATTCAACAGCTGGTGGTATCATTGCATCAACGGGTTTCTATATACAAGATAATACAAACGAGATGTTCTTTGATGATGATGGTATTGGTAATCTTCGTATTTATTATTTGGATTCTGGGGCACGAACATATTACGATCTCTTGGCTGGAACTGTAAATTATATAAATGGTTTAATTTCAGTTAATCCAATTTATATAACTACTGTATCTAATGTTGATGATAATGTATCAACATCAATAAGAATAACTGCATCACCATCATCCGTCGATATTGTTAGTAAGAGAAATCAGATTATTGAAATTGATCTTATTAATACGACAATCACCGCAGGAGGGGATACGATTGCAGTTAGTAGTGGCGGGGGTTCAACTAATTATGTTACAACTAGTAATTATGTAGCCCCTTCGAGTTATTAATTATGGCACCACCTTTTGACTTATCTTGGACCCCAGAACTAGAGAATAAACTCAGTACTCAAATTGATGGACAACTACCTGACTTCATTGCTGAAGACCACCCACAGTTTTCTCAATTTCTAAAATCGTATTACCAGTTCCTTGAATCTGCTGAACTTCAATTAACAGTCAGTATTGATAACATCATTTTAGAGGTTCAGACTCCTACTAATCTTCTTAATGAAGATGGAACCCTGATTGTTACTGAAAGTGGTACTGGTTCTACAGGTAAGTTTGTGGATAGTGAGACTATTACTGGTAGTACATCTTATGCCACTGCAAAGGTTCTTGTTGAAGACCTTGGTAATGCAACACCAAGATTATTTATATCTTCACAACAATTATTTGAAACTGGTGAAATTGTAACAGGTGGAACCTCTGGTGCAAGTGGGGTTATCACAAAATATCGTGCAAACCCTGTTCAAAATATTCAACAACTGTTGGCGTATGCTGATATTGATAATACAATTCATGACTTTATTGAAGAGTTTCGCAAATCCTTTATGGCTGGAATTCCTACTAATATTGCAAATGGAATTAATAAGAGAGATTTAGAAAAACATATTGGTGACTTGTATAAAAAGAAGGGAACTAAAGAGGGTATTAAACTCTTTATCAAAATCCTTCTGGGTGAGGAAGCAACAATATTCTATCCTAACCAATATATGACGAAACCGTCAGCAGCAGATTGGGACAAACCTACCATTATCCGTGTTTCTTCTCCTAATGATATTGATGCAGATGAACTTATTGGCCAATCAATTACAGGTGAGAGTAGCTTAGCAACTGCTCTTGTTGAGAATTCAACAACCTTTTCTCTCTCTGGTGGCACTTCTTATATTGAATTTGAAATTTCAAGTGTGATTGGAACCTTTGAAAATG